TTGAAATTTTTCCAAGGCCTCTTGTCCATCCTTAGCCATAATGACATGATAACCCTCTTCTGTCAGAAATGCTGCAATTCCTTCTCTAATCATTTCCTCGTCATCTGCAACTAAAATGTTCATCTCTTTCCCTTTCTACTACCGGAACTTCACACATCTATTTCCTGTATGTTACTTGAAAATTTCCTACCAGCCTATCATCTATGATAATGGAATGGATTTCATTTATCCTCTACTTGTTGTCAACAACAACGTCAATACAAGAAAATCATTCATCTTGCAGCTTAGTTTGATTTTTCAAATACCAGCTAGAACTGATTTAATAGGCAAAAAAGAAACAGGTCTCTTTTGAAAAGACAAAAATTTCAGATAAGACTGCTCTTTTTCTACTACACACGCCCTAAGACAAATACGATGGAGGGTAAATAAACATATGAATTTTGGGTTGAATAGTGAAAACCACGGATCCTTTAGAAGCTATAGGTTTTAGTTTCATACTCTTCGAAAATCTCTTCAAACCACGTCAGCTCTATCTGCAACCTCAAAACAGTGTTTTGAGCAAGCTGCGGCTAGCTGCCTAGTTTGCTCTTTGATTTTCATTGAGTTTCACTCCACTGTGACTTATGGTCAGATGCTGATACTTTTATTCTTTTATGCAATATCAAATTTTAACTGGCCAGCTTTAACACCAATCTTAAGTGTGCTGCCTGCCTCTAATTCTCCCTTGAGAAGAAGTTCTGCTAACTTGTCTTCCACTTCTGTTTGTAGGGTTCTGCGAAGTGGACGAGCTCCCATCTCTGGGTCATATCCTTGATTTGCCAACAATTTCAGTGCGGAAGTTTGTAATTTCAAGTCAATACCTTTTTCAGCCAAACTTGCCACTAAAGGTTTGACCATAATCTTCACCACTTCCTGCATATGGTCACTAGATAGGCTATGGAAGACCACCTTTTCATCAATACGGTTGATAAACTCCGGTCTATAAGCTTTTTTCAGCTCTTCAAACATGCGTTTTTCCATATTTTCCTGATCAAAACGAATGTCCTTTGCCCCAAATCCGACGGTCTTGTCATCCCGAAGGGCTGTCGCACCAAGATTTGACGTCATGATGATAATGGTATTTGAAAAGTCAACCTTGCGACCCTTACTATCGGTCAAGACACCGTCATCCAAGACCTGCAAGAGAACATTAAAGATGTCTGGATGAGCCTTCTCTACCTCGTCAAAGAGGAGAACAGAGTATGGTTTGTTGCGAACCTTCTCGGTCAACTCCCCACCTTCTTCATAACCCACATAACCCGGAGGAGCTCCATTGAGACGGCTAGCTGCGAATTTCTCCATATACTCACTCATATCAAAGCGGATAAGAGCTGATTCGTCGTCAAAGAGGACTTCTGCCAGAGCCTTGGCCAATTCAGTCTTCCCAACACCTGTCGGTCCTAGGAACATAAAGGAACCAATCGGACGCTTGTGACTGCGAATCCCTGACTGGTTGCGGCGAATCGCACGGCTAATGCTTGAAACAGCTTGATCTTGACCGATAACACGTTTGTGCAATTCAGCTTCCAGATTCAGGTATTTCTTGGCATCCGTTTGAGTCAGTTTTTGGACTGGAATACCTGACAAGCGACTCAAGGTGGTCAAAATATCAGACTCTGTCACCAAGTCTTTATAGACAGGCACTTCCTCTTCTTTAGCAATTAGTTGAGCAGCTTGTTTCCACTTACCATCCATCAAGGCCTTGTCAGCTGGACTCAAGTCAGAATCATCTGCTGTTACATTTTTAGTTTTATTTTGCACTGTTGCCGCTGCTTCATCCAATAGATCAATAGCAGAGTCTGGCAAGTGACGACTAGTCAAGTAACGATGCGCCATCTTAACGGCTGTTTCAACCGCTTCATCTGTGATTTGCACACGGTGATGTTTCTCATAAGTCGCCTTCAAACCTTGCAAAATGGTCATGCTGTCTGCCACACTTGGCTCTTCAATCGTTACTTTAGCGAAACGACGAGAAAGGGCAGCATCTTTTTCGATATGTTTTTGATATTCTTCTTGAGTGGTCGCACCAACCGTTCTCAAAGTTCCGCGCGCCAAGGCTGGCTTCAAGATATTGGCCGCATCCAGAGTCGAATCAATCCCGCTCCCAGAACCCATGATGGTATGAAGTTCATCGATAAAGAGAATGACTTGACCATCTTCTTCAATATCCTTGATGATATTGTTCATGCGCTCTTCAAAGTCACCACGGAAACGTGTCCCTGCAACGACATTCATCAAATCCAGCTCTAACACGCGCATCTTAGCCATTTCCGCAGGCACGTCACCACTAGCAATACGCTGGGCAAGACCAAGCGCCAGAGCAGTTTTTCCGACACCAGCATCCCCAACCAAGACAGGATTATTCTTTGTCTTCCGACTCAAGATTTGAATCATACGCGAGATTTCCTTGTCCCGACCGATGACTGGTTCTAACTTGCCAGAACGCGCTTGCTCTGTCAAATCATGCGTATAATCCTCGAGACCACCACTCGGAGTCTGTGGCATGCCCATCATATTAGCCATAGAATTTTGCTTATCAGCTACTGTACGATGGCGTTGGCGTAAAGCCTTGAGGTCTTCACGAGTCCAACCTGCACGTTCTTCTAGATTTCGACGTAGGGCAGCAATCTTAACCTGATCTTTCTTGTCTTCATAAGAAAAACCAGCCCTCTCCAAAATACGAGTCGCCAAGGCATTGCCATCATGCAAAATCGCATAGAGAACATGCTCTGTCCCTAGCACCTTAGCATGGACCACTGACGCCACATATTCCGCTTCATCAAAAAGGACCTGCAAACGATGAGAAAACGGCAATTCCGTAAAGGTTTCATCCTGGCTATAATCCGTTTCAGTCAGTTCCAAAGCGACTTCTTCTAAACGGTCCATCTCATATGGATAATCATTTAAAGTTGCCCCTGCCACACTATAACTGTGATTGGACATGGCAATCAACAAGTGCCAAGACTCTAGATAACGAGCTCCAAAATGGCCAGCAACCATGTAGGCACTTTCGATACATTCATTCAATGCTTTTGAATAGTTCATCTTATTTCCCTTTTCTATCTACCTCTTGTATGACCTGTCGTAGCATGTTTGCACGAACAACTGGAGCTTCTTCTCCTAGAACGCGATCCAAAGCTACTGATACTAGCAAATTCATCTCCTGCTTGGTCATCAATTCCTGCTCAACCAAAAGCTGTAGAATATCCTCATAAATTTCTTGACTGACACGCTCACCAATTGAGTAAAGCAGCTCCCTGAGCATTTCATGATGACTAGAAAACTCAATCCGTCCTATACGAATATAGCCTCCGCCCCCACGCTTACTTTCAACCAAGTAGCCTCTACTTTCCGTAAAGCGTGTCTTGATCACATAGTTAATCTGACTGGGAACAACCTGAAAAGTATCTGCCAACTGACTCCGTTGCAACTCCACAATTCCAGATTGATCTAAAATCGCCTTGATGTAGGCCTCAATATGATCCGATGTATTTTTAAATCTCATTACAAACCCACCTCTCTCTTTAAACCTTGACTATCTTTGACTATACTATCATTTAACACTCTATAAGTCAAATTTTTAGAGCTCAGCCCTTGAAAATACTGACTTTCTTTAAAAACATTTAGGCATTAAATCGCCTTAGTTTTTCTTGATAGTTCCTAAAAAAGTCCACAAAAAAGAGCCCTAAAATGGGCGTAATATTGACGAGTTCAGCAGGCAAGAAACTAGCACGGTCAAACGTGCTTTTTTAATACCTAGTAATATTATAGCATATCTTCCTCAGCATTTCCATTTCGCACATTTGTGCCGACTGACGCACTGTTGAGGTGTAATTTTTTTGTATTGATGTACTAAAAGTCACTTCTACGTGGTGTTCAAAGCCTAGTCTAGTTTTCTTAATACTTGCAAATTTAATATTTAGAACTTTCGTTTCTTCCTCTACTATTCGCAAAAAATAAAGGAGTAACTATCTTTGACAGTTACCCTTTTTTACTCTAATTATTTTTATTAGATAATTAGGATTATATTTCTACTATATTTCTAACTGATGAAGTTACATAAGTGAAAGTATGTTGTGTACGTCTAATAACTACTTTTACACTTGTCTTAATTTGATATTCTTCATTTGTAGTTAAATGAAGTGATTTTATTTCTGGATCGTTGACCTTTACATTCACAATCCCTTCTTGAGTATCCAAAGTTATTTTCTGAGTAGATAAGTCAACCTTGATTAATTTCCCCTGAACTATGATATTTTCTTGTTTTTCTATATGAGTATCCTTAAATTTTTTGTTAATCTCTACTATCTGCTCTTTAGCAAATAGCTTATTAGAATTATTTAGCTTATCTTGAATCTCTATCCCAAGTTTTTCTTTATTCAATCTAGATACTAATTGTTTCACAGAATTAAAAGTTCTTGAACTATATGTCTCAACAAATTCTGGAATATCAATTGTTCCTTCAAGCAAATCAGATACATCATTCATTACATTTATTGCTATATTATTTTCACGATCGAAGATTGAAAGTTGATTAGTTTTTAATCCCAAATCAATTATAAATGAACCTGCTCTGGTAGAAGTAATTATAAGTTCATTCCGATTTAGAATATCTTTTGGAATCTGTCCTCGCTTTCCTTCAAATCCAATACACGATGCTATCCCATTTTCTTGAATACTCTCGACTGATTTGAGAGTTTCTGACAGTTGTCTTAACCCAATTTGTCCAGAAGGAAGATTTTCTGAAAGCAATCTGATAGAAAGCATACTCTTAACATTGCTTGAATTTATCGCTTCTTCAAATTCTCTCATTGATTCAAGTCCCATATGCAACATAACTCTTAATTCATCATTAGAAACTTTATTCGCTCTATCTTCAAGTATTTTTAATTCTGTACTCATAAAACCACCTCCTTATCTAACTCGATAATTCCTTTAGGGTTATGATTTCTGTCAAAACCAAATTTCCCTAACCAATAGGTTTCCTGGTAATCTATTTCATACCATTCTTTAGAAAACTGAACAAAGAAATTTTTATCCCAACAAACATAAACATCTAAATATTTATCTAATAACTCTTCATGTTTATTCCTTAATAATTGAAAGTATTCGCAATTATTGGGATCTGGCTCAATAAATACAACACAATCAATATCGTTTGGATCCACCTTGTTGGAACAAAAACTGCCATCAATCCAGACTCTAGTTACTTTATTTTTATCTAATTCACTCCAAAAACTACAAAATGATTCAAAATTTCTATGACGTGTAGTTGAAGTTCGAAAGCCATTCACTAAAAAATCTTCAATTTCTGATTTTTCTCGTACATCAATTACGCCACCCTCTAGATTCCCATGTACGTTAAATTGCATATTCCCCTCCATACTTTAATCAAACAATGATTTAATCATATCTGCAATTCCTAATTGTATAATGTAGTTTTTCAAGAGATAAATTAATACTTTGAACTAATTATATCCCTTTTTTACTTATTATTCAATGTTGTTGATTAAGTATTACCAAAAAAATCAGTCGTTGTGGATTTATTTTTAATTAAGACTCAATTAGTCCGTATACAACAAAGCAAGGACAGACTGAAGTTTAACTTGAATTTTAAAACTCAATGTAAATCTTGCATTTTACTCAAAATTGGCTAGTTTTTACCCCCTTTTTGTCTGGAGGTCTCCGACTTGGAAAAAGTTCCCTTCACCGGTACCCTACTGGCCAGAAAGATTTTTTAAAAGGTGGGGGGAGTCAATATCCTTTCAACTCAACAAATCTTTTAGCGATTACCTTTCTACGGCTATTTATATAACGAGTAGTTTTATTTAGTTTCTCTGCCACGTCTTCCCAAGTCGCACCAGCTTCTAAATATCTCATTTTAAAAATGACTAGATCACTTTCAATTAAGTTTTCCATCAAGGTATCTACAACTAGTTTAAAGCCTTCTAAATATCTTAGCGTTTGGTCTTCTTCAATTCTAATGATGGTTGCTTCAGTAGGACTATATACTGTCTTGCTTTTCCCACCAGTACAATCTTCAGCGCTATGTTTCTTATTATGTATTAGTTCCTGTCTTCTCAAATAAATTTTATTAGCAAGCGTTCTATATCGTCCTAACTCAATATCTATCCCGTCCAGGTCTCTGTTACTCAACTCGTACATAGGCAAGTACCTCCACTTAAATTTAAAAAATTTTTTATCTTTCAATTTGTCAAATTGTAAATTCTGTCAAACTGACAAAAAGCGCTAAAAGCCTTCCAACACTCCACTTACCAGGTATCATTGTTTTAAGTTTGACAACTCTTCAATATGACAAGTTCAAGGGAAATTTCTTTAATTTATCCCCTCAGTTTCTCATATCTTACATTCTGTGAAACTCACTCCATTCTGTAAACCTCTGATATACCTTGCTTTCAAGCTATTACTTCTTTTCAGTTTATGCTTACTTTGTTATGTGAAACTTAGTAAAGCATAAAAGTAGGACTAGCGATATTTCTTTTGTTTGAGCCATATATCACTAGCCTTACTTAATTTGTTCCCTATTTTTCTAGATACACTTTGATGTCCCGATATTCCTTAGAAAAATTCATCCATCCGCTAGAATCAGGGGTTAAGAATGGTAGAACAGTAAGCGGACTTACTTCTGTTCGATACGGCGATAGAGAATGTCTCTGACTTATTTCTCTGACTACACCTGTATGGATTTCTTCTACATCCTTCTTCAGTTCTTGAATTTCATCATATGCGTCCAGAATTCGTCTAAGTTTGTTTCGGTATTGTTTATAGATCTTCTTAGTTTCCATCCGTTGCTTAGTCTCTTTAAAAATGTATTCAAAGATGACTGCATTAGCTTCTGAAAAATCACTATCAAATTTTTCCTGAAGGCCATCAATAGCTTTTTCCATCTTTTCCAGCTGCTCTAAAGATTCTAAGTTATTTGACAAAAAAGAATCTATGTTCTCAAATGAAACTGCTTGATTGCCTAACAGGCTTTTCCTTTTTTCGCTTAACTGTTCTCGTGCTGAATTAATCTTACTTTTTTTATTATCTATATCATCCAGTGTTTCAAATACTTGATTAATATCCATTTCTTTCTCCTAGTTCCATTGAATAAAGTAACCACAATCTTCTTCAACTTTTTTTACATCAAATCGGGTATGTAAAATCAACCGTTTCCCAAAATAGTCATTCGCATTCACCCAACTAAGTGTATCTTTCTTGCGATCAAACAGAGTAACAAAGTTTTCTAGATCTCCGATAAAGCCTTTTTTGTCGCCTTTGTTCCCTAATGTCGTATCATCTACAATTAAAAAGTTATCTACAAAGAATGTTTCACTTGTCCCTGTCTCTTTATCAACTTTAAGAAGATAATTTCCTGAAGTGTCTTTCATTTTTTCTAAGACACTAAATAGTGATTGACTAATAACAATAGATACATTGCGCTCTGGATTGATTAAAGAAACAATAGATTTCAAGTCGTCCAGACTTGTAGCGGTCTGTACTTTCGCAGTTTGGAGAATTTTCCCAATCTCTCTATTTCGTGTTCTACGTTTTAATTTAATAATCTTCTTACCAAGAAAATCCGTTAAATTATATTGGCCATCATCTAATTGTTCCTGTGAAAAATCAAGTTTTCCACTGAATAATTTAACTAAGTAATCAACGCTGATAGTTTTCTTTTTATCTGCTTCTGTTCTCTCAACCGAATTTTCGCTAACTTCTTGTAATGAATCAGATTCAAAGTCAGTTACTTCATACTTCCCACCACGGGTACGAGTCTCAATAACATTTACTAGATCAACCAGCTCTTTACGTTGATGTTCATCTCCATAACTATCAAGGATTGGTTTTTCAATGAGTACATGATTATTTTCTACGTTCATCCCTCTAGTGTTATAACCTGTACTTCGGATATAAGCTTCTAAATTTTCTTTTTGTTTAGCTAAGTTAGTTGTCATTTTTTGCTCCTTCATCTTTTAATATCTGATTTTTGTTTATAATTTTTTCTAAAATTCTTTGCTCTTAGTTTTTCTTTTATAACTCTCCGAGCCTTTAGAATCATTTTTTCTAGATTTTGATTTGTCTTGTTTGTTAGCATATTTTTCTAGTATTTCTTGTTTCCGTTGTTCTAAGCTATTATCTTCTTTTTTACATTGAGAAAAGATTTTCTGTCTTTTATCTGGATCCATAGAAAACTTATTGGCTACTACATACCCTAAAGAAGTATCTCCTGACATCTCCCTCACCCCCTTTCTATGCAAACAAAAGGGACATACCACTAGCATTATATGCTTACGGTATGTCCCTGAGTTGTTCTCAATAGACTTATTTTTTAGTTTCTTTTTTGACTAGATGAGTAAATTTCCCATCTGAATAGAATAAAGTAATTTCTCCAAAACTTGGAACTTTTTCTATCTCTATTATACCACGTTTTTCGTATACAACAAAGCCTTTTTCTGTTGCAAATCGCATTTTATCATCATTCATTGATATTCTCCCCTCACTGTGTTTATAGTGTATCTTTTATCTTTGATCGTAAAAGCCTTGAAAGTGTTCCCTTCTAAACCTTTCAAAATTCTACTTGAATTTCTAGCATTGTAAACAGTCCGCAGTTCACTACTATCTAGGTTCGTGTTGAAAATCGTAGTTTCTCGATTGTTGATAATATCAAACAAGAAATCCTGTTCCCAGTCACTCTTAGGTGTTACCGTCCCATTTTTTGCCCCCAGGTCATCGATGATTAGAAAATCTACATCAACTAACTTTTTAACCGCCTCATACTCTGTTAAGTTTGCATTTCTTCCATAAGTCCAGCCTTCTTTTATCTGCTTGATAATCTCGGTTAAGCTGACAAACAAGACACTCTTAGGCTCGTTCTTCTCTCTGAAGCTCTCATTGATTTCTTTGGCCAGGGCAAGAGATAAATGACTTTTCCCTATTCCTGTGCTACCGCTGATTAAGGTATTTCCTGTCATACCTGCAAGATACTTCTGGACTTGCCCCTTTACAAACTCTAACATCTGACCTTCCTCTGTCGTCTTAACAAAGAAATTCTCAAACGTCGCTCCTTTCAACTCGTTAGGAATCGTACTATCACGCATTAAGACATCATAAGTTTTAAAGTAGGCTTGTCTGTCCTCGAACTGCTGCAATAGGTCTTTCTCTTTCTGTTTAATCTCTCCCTTCACGCACTCCGGGCAAAATGCTTGTACTTTTCTTTCTGAACTCCCTAACACTGGTACAGAAATTTCCCAGTAATTTACCTGGTGAATATCGCAAACTTTATCCGATATTTTTCTGTTATTAAATTCTTTAAATTGTTCCTTCATCTTTGCAACTCCTAAAATGGTAGGTCTGGGAAGTTATCTTCAGACTTCCCTTTTATGGTTTTAGGTTTTTGATTCAAATAACCGTCAAACTTAGATCCGAAAAGTGTTTCTGGTCTCAGATACTTAGAAAATTCAGGACTATCCTTCCATTCTGCCGTTTTAATATCTATCACCTGTTTAAAATCTTCCAGTGTATAGCCTTCTTTGAATCGTGCTAGTAAAAGCCTTTTTGTCTTATCAACAAACTTATACCTCTTATTAGCTACTTGATTCAGATAAGCAATAGGAATCCAAAGTTCTTTATGTTTTGTTTTCTCTAAATCTTTTATAGCTGTTTCTTCAAGCCAAGTAGGAAAATTGTAGTCGGGATTTCCCGACAATATATTATCTAAATATAAATTATTACTCTTACTATTAACTCTATTCTCTTTCTCTATCTCTGTTGGACGTGAGTTGGAAATAGTCTTTTTATTTTGGACATTATCCAATTTTGGTAAATCTTGACTGTTTTTTCTTTGTTCTCGCTTGTATTTTGCCCAGTTTGTTTCACTCTCAACCAGGGCTTTTGCTTGTGATAATGTAGCATGTCCATCATCGTCTATCTGAATCAGTCCGCATTTTGTAAAATATGCAACTGTCATATTTATATCATCCTCGGACACATCCAATTTTAAAGCTAGCTCCTGTACCAAATTATCAAAATACCCCTCATAGTACAAAATACAATCATCTTCTAAACTTTCTAACATAAGACGGATATAAATCACTGTCATAGTGTAGCCACCAGGCATATTTTTAAGTCGTTTAATAAAAAGATTATCAAAAAACTTCTTATCAACTTTTAACCAAAAATATATTTTAGTCTTTGCCATCATCTACCCCCAAAAACTTTAAAACATCTGAGATTTTATAATACGCTTTTCTAGTATCTTCAATAGGCGGTATATACTGCGGTAGTCCTGCACCTTCCCATTTCGTCAAGGTTTTATCTCCTATGCCCAGTTCTTCCTTTAGTTCCACCTTGCTGATCAAATCTAATCTTTTTTGAGGTACTTTCTCATGGCTTTTTAAATACCGTTCCACTGCTTCCAAAATCTTAGACTTTAAATCTTCAATCATTTTTTCAAACATCTTAGTACCCCCATGGCTTAACCCCTGCAAGCTGAATATAACGCCCATAATCGGGGGTTAAACTCTCGTTAGGTGTTTCTATCGTCTGTTTGCTTTCTCGCTCAATTCGAGCGCTTTTTTGGCGGTCTAGGTGGTTTAGATAGATTAGTAAACCAATAGCTACCACAATAAAGATAACCGCCTGTATGTTGGTTAAATCTAACTCATTCATGTTTTATCCCCTTTCTATAGTCATTAGCCTGTTGAGTATGTTCTGAAATGAGTTGGTTCATAGCTTGGATTACTGTATTTAGTAAAGCTGATGATTGTTTACTGTCTTCCACACTAGCCATTTCTAAGACTAGTAGAGTATCAGTTAACTGACAACAAAGCCCCTCATAATCTACTAGAACATCATTTGTATTTACTGTCATATTATTTCCTTTTCTTTTGCCTTTTCTTATACAGGTTTCCACCCACTCCAAACGCTGGGCGATTGCCCCAAGTTGGCGAACGCTTGTAGCGGTGTTTCGTGAGTAATTACCCATCTTTCAGCTAAACAAGGCCTTAGAATCACCCTGTCAGCTCTTGATTTCAAAACCTTTTCTAATTGCTTGCCTGCTCTTCGGTTTTTCTTTAGATATTTGATAGAATAGATATTTTTTGCTATAATCAGAGCATAGAAAAAATTTCTATATCCTTAATCTTGTCGCTTGCTCGCCTCGTCTAAAATTTGAGCAAGTGATTTTTTTATTTTCTTTTTGCATGATTACTACCTGACTTTGGTTTATAAAGCAAGTCTTTACTTTCGATAAGATCTAGAATCCAACTGATTCCCTGTTCTACTGTTTCAAGAAATGCGCCCAGGTCTTCACTGTCCAAGTTCTCGTAGTTCATACAAAGATATTCGGCTAGTTGTCTGTCTTTCTCAACTAGCTTTTTAAAATCCTTGGGATATTTAGGAATTTCTAACCCCTTGGCATTTGTAACTGTCTTAAAATCATTTTCCATTTTCTATACTCCTATGCTTTAAAAATTAGTTCTTTAATTTCTGAATATCTCATATTCAAGTTGATCATCGCTATTACCATATCTTCCAAACGTTGGTAGTTTGTCAGTTCCGCGCTTGTTAAACTGTCAATACCGTTTTCACTTTCTCGCTCTTGCATGAGTTGCGCTTTATTCTTCCCTGTCACTCCCTTCAGTAGTAAGTTTGTCAGGGTGCTATAGGCATGCTTGGGGGCTTTCTCCCATGTTTGAATAGCTTCGGTTAAGCTTTTACGCTTTGGCTTTTCCAGTTCTCTTTGAAGATAGCGTTTAGAAAGTTCATCACGCATTTCAAAGAAGGCTTTGACTAGGTTTTTCTTAAACTCTTTTACGGGTTCTGTATTTCGTAAGTAAGTGATCAGCAAGGTTGCTTGTTGCTCATTCAAAATATAGTCCCGTACATTTTGCCCACTCTTTGAAGGTGAAATTTTAAATTGCACCTTTCCAAAGCTTTCAAAGTCCTCTCGGTGCTTATTCAGCAAAATCTTTAAATGTCTGTGCTTAATTTCAGCACATTCTGCAACGATACTGCTCAATGTATACGGCTCTTTCTTGCCGTCCATATAAACCAATTCCATTGGTTCGCTCCTTTCTTCTTGTAGATCGTGCTTGCCACCTAAAACAGTACCAAAGTAAATCATTGAGGTAGGGAAAATTTAGGAGAGAATAAACCCCTACAAACCCTTGATACTGCCATAGGTAGCAAGCAAAATATTTCTAGACTCTGTCTTATGCCTCCTTTCTAGTAATCTTCAGCAAGCCATTCCATGGCTTTTTGGTAAATGCTCGGCTTGACTTCGCCACCGTCTCGAATTTTTCGATAGGTAACTTGTGTAACTCCGATTTCTTCGCCTGCTTGCTTAGCAGTCAGTTTCTTGTCTGCTTGCTTTCGGCGAATCGCTTTTGCTTGTGTTGAGGTAATAAGCAATGAAGTTTCTCCTTTCTTTTTTCGCCACATTGTGGCGTTTTCGTATCAATGATACACCACTTAATGATACTTTGTCAAGTGTTTTTATTATTTTTTTAAAAAAATTGCCAAATTGTGGCGCATAATGTTATAATTGCTACGAGGTAATAATAAAATGAATAGACTAAAGGAATTAAGAAAAGACAAAAAACTAACTCAGGTAGAATTTTCTAAAGAAATCAAAATACCATATAGAACCATACAACGTTGGGAAAACGGGAAAAGCCAAATCAAACCAGAAAAAGCTCAATTAATAGCCGATTACTTTAATGTAAGTGTTGCCTATCTACTCGGATATAGTGATGACCCGGAAACTCCATTTAAAGAATATAGTCCTACTCCTCGTGAATTTGCTTCTTGGAGAGAGTTCGATTATATGCAACTTTCTAAAACTGACTTAGATTTTGATGTATATCAAACATTAAGAAAAGAAGTAGATCCCCTTTTGCTAGAATTAATTCTTAATTATTCTTTTTCTGAAGAAGAAGAGAGAGAGTTGTTAAGAGAGATTGCAAAAAAATTTGCAAAAAACGATGCTGTTTCTTTTTTAAAACTTGATAATAAAAAATAAAATATTTAAAACAAAGGAGTAGCTCGCATGGGATTTTTTGACACTGTAAAACAAGAAGGTAGTTTTTCTACTGCATCTGGAGTAAATGAACTACACTACGTTGTCCTTCAGGTAACTTTGAAAGAAAAGTTTTTCGGCACTGGATCAGGAAACCTTACAGAATTAGAAGATGTTATCAATAAACAAGCTTCAAAAGGTTATCGCCTACATACCATCACAACCGCCAATGGTGGAAGCAAAGGACTAGGCGGTGGCGACCGTATCCAAGCCACAATGGTATTTGAGAAGATTCTATAAAAATTCCCCATATTCGCCAATAGTGCCCCTATTTCTAAGGTCTATTGTGCAAAAACAAGGGAAAGTGAAAAATAGAAAGCCAATTTTACAGACTAAAGCGCAAAAAACGGCAAAAGTGACAAATAGAAAAAGACAAGCCTGCTACCGCTAACTTGTCTGACAAGGCAATAAAAGCAACGTTCCCAGCGTTGAGTTTTTTCGATACTCAAAAATTTTTAAAAAACAAACTAAAAATATTGACAAAAACTAAAAATTACAGTATTATTAGGCAATGAGAAGAGTTTCTGCTCCCAAGGGAACAGAGTACGCGAAACACTGCCTAGTTCCACTAGGTGGTGTTTTTGTATACAAGGAACATATATGAAACCATTTCAAACATTAGATGAACAAATAAAACTTCTCCAGTCTAGAGGTTTAGAAATAGATAACATAGTAGAATGTAAAAGATACCTTCTAACTAACAACTATTACAACGTCGTCAACGGATATAGTAAATTTTTTCAAACATCAAAAGATAAATTTATAACCGGTGCAGACTTTAGAGAAATAGCTGCAACACACTTTTACGATAAAGAAATTAAATCAGCTTTTTTAAAAGCAATTATAGATGCAGAAAAACACTTTAAATCCGTACTGGCATATCGTTTTTCAGAATCATATCCAAAGCCATACTCTTATCTAGATATTAATAACTTTGAAACACAAAAAGATGCAAAAAGGCTCGCACAAATTACAAATTTAATCAGTATATTAGCTAGAATACTCAATGATTATAATAGGGATAGGCAAAACAATTCTATAAAACACCACTATAAACAACATGGCGTTGTTCCTTTCTGGGTTATCATCAATGAACTCACATTAGGGCAAGCATTTAACTTTTATAGAAATCTAAACACTGACATAAAAAATCAAATAGCTAGAGATTTATCACCATTCTTACAAGAAAATATTGAATACATCCAAAATAGACCTAGTAAAGACCTTTTAAGCGGAAAGGCTTTAGAAAGTATTATTAAAAATATACTAGAAATTAGAAATATCACTGCTCATAATAATAAACTTTTCAATTATAAATGTCGTGAGAATCTTCCACAACTAGCTTATTTCCACTATTACAATAACAATGCTAATACGTCAAGACAATCTGTATATTATGTTTTTCTTGCCTTGCAATGCCTACTTGCGTCCACACAATACGCTCAATTACATAACACTATTATAAAAAGAACCAAAGCTCTAAATAAAAAAGCGCACTCCATTGAAGCCGGCATTGTATTGGATACACTTGGATTTCCGAATAATTGGTATAATATCACCGACACATTAAGATAGAACTACTTGCAATATATGGGCCTTTTCAAACCCCATATATGCCCCATATCCGCCTTGTTTCATGCTCTGGTATTATTTACCGTCTGACTGCTTAAAATCGAAAATAGGGGCATTCTCGTAGCTCCTCGCATGGTATAAACTCAAAACCTTTTCTAATTGCTTGCCTGCTGATGGAAAAAGGAGTAAAACCATGAAGATTACACAACACACGAAAAAAGACGGATCAGCAGTCTACCGCTCCAGTATCTATCTTGGTATCGATTCTGTAACTGGTAAGAAGGTCAAGACTACTATATCAGCACGAACAAAGAAAGAACTCAAAAACAAGGCCACCCAGGCTAAGATAGAATTTGAGAAAAACGGCTCTACACGGAAACAACGCTCACATATAACAAGCTATAGGGAACTTGTGGACTTATTCTGGCAAACCTACCAGCATACCATAAAGACTAATACGCAGATAAAGATAAAAGGTTGCTTAAATAATTACCTCTTGCCCTCATTTGGTACTTACAAACTAGATAAACTTACACCTGTCATTATCCAAACTCAGGTAAATAAGTGGGCGGATGAGTACAATCAGGACGGAACGGGATATAAAGAATACAATCACCTTCATGCCTTAAATAAACGTATTCTACAGTATGGGGTTTCCATCCAAGCATTAGACAATAACCCTGCTCGTGATGTTGTCATTCCTAGAAAGATAACCAGAGATAAACAAGAAATTAAATACTTTCAAGATCAGGAACTTAAAAACTTCCTCTCCTATCTCGATAACCTGGAGAATACCTTTGTCAATTTCTATGATACTGTGCTTTATAAAACGCTCCTAGCTACTGGACTGCGCATCCGTGAATGTCTGGCTCTGGAATGGTCTGATATTGACCTGCAGAACGGAACAATCGATATTAACAAAACACTCAACATTTTAAACCAGGTAAACAGTCCTAAGACAAAATCAAGCTATAGAGTTCTAGATATCGATCATAAAACAGTGCTCATGCTTCGCCTCTACCGAGCAAGACAAGCAGAAAATGGTAGAAACATTGGCTTAACCTATGAGAAAGTATTCTCTGATAGCTTTGACAACTATGTCAATACTCGAAAGGTTGATTATCGCCTACATAAGCACTTAAAAAACGCTAACTGTACTGACTTAGGCTTTCATGCTTTCCGACACACTCACGCTAGTATCTTGCTTAATGCTGGCCTGCCATACAAGGAAATACAGACACGGCTTGGCCATGCAAAAATATCTGTAACTATGGACACTTACAGCCATTTATCAAAAGAGAACCAAAAAAGAGCAATCTCATTCTTTGAAACTGCCCTCGAAAAAATAAAAAGTTCTTAAAAAAGTCCACAAAATAAAAAAAGCGACACATAAAACCCTTATGTATCAACGATTATAGAATGATTTCGGTATAATTGACTATTTATACCGAAATTTTCTCATTTTTAAAAGAAAAAGGGCGCCGGTAAAGGATAATCTTCACCAACTCCCTATTTTTCTACTTATCTAAACCTAATTCTGCTAAAATTTGACGTTTGTAGGCAATCTTTTGAACTTCTTTGTCCTCATCTTCAGACCAATCTAGTTTAATTTCTGAACCTATATGCCCAGGGCGATTTTTCAAGATATAAATGCGGTCGCTGAGATTGAGGGCCTCCTCGATACTATGCGTGATGATCAGGGTTGTTAGCTGCAACTGCTTGTGAATCTCAAGGTACCAAGCGTGGAGTTCCATCTTGGTCATCTCATCCAAGGCACTAAAGGCCTCATCCAAGAGAAAGAGCTTGTGCCCGAAAAGATAGGTACGAAGCAAGGCCACACGCTGACGCATCCCTCCGCTAAGTTCATGGGGATACTTGTCTCGTACAGCTGTCAACTGGAAGGTCGCAAGAATTTCATCTGCGCGAGCAATAGCTTCTGCCTTATCCACCTTTTGAATCAAGAGGGGCAGAATGATATTACCAAGTACCGTCTTGTGCTCCAAGAGCAGATCCTTTTGCAACATATAACTCACGCGCCCCT